TTTTGATCAAAATGTTTTGGAATAAAAATATGGACGAAAAGGAATTAAAATTAATTCGTAATTTTTACAGAAAAGAATTGTATAAATTGCAAAAAGTATTAGTAAAAAAAAAAAAAAAAAAAAAAAATACTAAAAAAAACACAAAAAAAAAGAAAATTAAAAAAAAAAATATAAAAAACAAGAAAAAAACAAAAGGAAGAAAAAACAAAAAGAAAAAACAAGAAAAAAACACAAAAAAAAAGAAAAACAAAAAAGAAAAAGTAGAAAAAAAAACAAAAATCTAATATTAAAATATTAATTAAAGAAAAAAAATTGAAAGTAGATTTTCAAAAAATCTACGGCAAAACATATATCCTCCATATAGTGGAATGAGATTTCGTATGGGATATTTAGAAAAGGATTATTTTGAGTATATATTATTATAATTATTCAAACATTTTTATTGACCTAATCGCATCTGTTAAATTTTCAGCATTTTCACGTAACAATTTTTGACAAATATCGTTTGCTTCTTCATTTGCTGGAGATAAAACAAATATATGCCCTGTTAATTTTATTGTATGTTCTGTTTTCATACCTCCCCAAAGTGTTTTTTGTGTTTTTAATTGTGTTAATTTTAAAAATAAATATATATCATTTTCACCATCGTTTTCTCTTATAATTTTATTTTTTGTTATAGATTCATTCGAATTACTCATACATAATGCTATTGCAAAATTTTTACATTCTGTTATTATTCCAGGTATATTACCAACATACGCCTTTACTATAATTTCTACGACATTTGCTATTTTATCAATTGCTACAGAAATATTTGTTTCCGTTTCTGTATAATTTATTGTATCTTCTTCCAATTGATTCCATTCTGGTTTTTCTTCCAAATTACTTTTTAATTCTTCCTTTAACATTAATTTTTTATTTTTTACATTTTCATATTTTTTTTTAAACATTAATTTTTCATTTTTTAAATTTTCATATTTATTTTTTAAATTTTCATATTTAATTTTACTTTCTTTTTTTTTTAATATATCTATTTCATTCATTTCCTTTGTAAAATTTTTTTTTAAAAATCCATTTATTCTATTCATTAAATCATATTCTTCTTTGCATATTCTTATCCCATTAAACATTTCATTATTATTATGCGAACATTGCGCACAATCATTATTTCCCTGACATTTATAACAATTTATAAAATCATAATTACCTTTACCATCTAAAAATGCAAGTGGATGTGTTCTATCACGCCACACTTTTCCTATATCTAAACAATTAAAACATCTAATTTTATTTGCTCCCATAATATAAATATCACTATCTGCTCTTTTTTTTAATTCATTAATAAATTCATTTTTCATTTATATATAAAAAATAAAAAATTTATAGTAAAAACAAAAAATTATAATATATTTAAAAATTGAAAATAAACTTTTTATAAAACTTCATAATTAAAATATGGAAAAATTAAAACATAAATTTTATATTGGCACCACACGATTTAATAATAAAACCTGGAATGAAAATATAAAATGGAGAGAAAAACACAAACATAATGGTTGTGTTTATGCTTTAAAAAAAAGAATAGTTCAAAGTGTTCCAAAAAATGCTATTATATTTGTATTTGAAATGAATAATGATACTAATAAAATTATGGGTATTGGTATCATTAAAAATAAGAGAGATATGAAACAAAATATTAAAATCTATCATAATAATGATATTTATTATAATAGATTCATTTACCACAGTAATAAACGTATTGATAGAAGCGAAATACCATATTTAAAAATGATTAAAGTATTTGAAGAATTGCTTTTTAAAGGTCCTAGACATTTTAAAAGAGGTTTAGGAATTACTATCTTTCCTTGGAAACGATTTTCACGGAAAAATACAAGAAAACGCGTTGAAACATTCTTTAATTTAATTGAAAATAATATTAATTCTAAAAATAAATAATTTAACTTTTTTAAATTAATTTTTTTTTTAATTTAAAATATTTTTAATTAAGAAAAATCTAATATTATCTTATAAATGAAAAAAAAAACTAGGAAATTTTTGAACAAAAATAAAAAAAAAATAGTAAATTTTAGTAAAAAAAATATTAAAAAAAAAATTAAACTAAAAGAAAAAAAAATTCATTTACAAAAAGGTGCTGCTATTGAAGTAAATGATGATGAATTTATAGGAAATATAAAAAAACAAGATATACCACTCATATACAGATTGATATATATATACAAAAACTCGGATGACTTAAAACAAAAAATAGTGGAAGTAAATAAAATTTTTTCAAATAAAGATAAAAATATTTTAAAAAATATACCAGTAATAGGTAATAGTATCATTAATGATACCGAACCAGAAAAGCTTTTAATTAAAAATGAAATTTTTAATAATTTAGCTGAATTAATTGCAAATTCTTATTTTAAAAATATTGCTGATGCTATTACACAATTTATTATAGCTTGTAGTGATTCAGATATTAAAACTAAAATATATAGAAATTGTCTTTTTAATTATTTTAAATGTAAATGGAAAAATGTTAAAAAAATCACACTAGATAATGATAACAATGTATTTAAAAAAAAAGTAAAAGTAACGTATGAATCATATCAACCTTTAAAAAATTTTAGTAAAGAATTATACAAAAGATTAATATTAATAAAATGCGGACAACAAAGTGAATATGGTAATATAAATGGTAAGCAATATCAAGATATTAATAATAATAAAAATATACAAAATATAAATTATCCTACTCCTACTCCTCCTACTCTTACTATTCACAGTAAGATTTTATTGTTGACGCAAAAAATGTTAGATTATATTAAAAGTCCAATCGATGAAAATTTAACAGAAATAAAAACCCTTTTAGAAGAAAAAACAAATTTTTCTTTTCATAATAATTACAATTATGATTATTTAGATAAAGAAAAAAAAGATAAAGAAGAAAATCTTGCTTCAATGAAAAAATTATTAGCAACTTCTTTTAACGACATAAAAAAATTTAAATTTAAAGATTCAGGACAGATAATAACCCCCCCAGATACAATATATAAGCAAAATATGGATTATTATATAAATTTAGTTGAAAAAATAATAGCCCAAGTAATTTCAAGCACAAAATTAACTAAATTTGAAAATAAAAAAAAAAATTTTTATCACCATTTAGCAACTAAACCAAGAATTGGTTTTGATTTAATCACATTTGCAAAAGGAAAACATATTGATTTATTAAGATTATTTGAACCTAATTTTGATTTTTTTACAACAGTTGAAGAAGGATCTAATAATTTCGGTTGTCATATACCACATGAAACAGTAAAATATGGTTTTTTAGATTTAATTTATGGATATGAGTTTGATGATTACAATAAATTAGATACTTATTATCATACAGGTGTAGATCCTAATAATAAATGTATAAACCTAATAATGAAATCTGAATTTTTACAATTAGTTAATTTTTTCTTTATAACTGTAAAAGAAAAATATGATTTATCCAATTCCGATGAAGAAAAAAAATATTGTAAGACTATTTTGAAGTTTGCAGGAAATGATTATCATAATAAATTAAAGAGTTTTTTAAAAAACCCCCTTTATTACGAGAAAGTAATTCGTTTTCATGATTTCAATCTAAAAAAAGAACATACACAGTTAAAGATAATAAATCTTTTACCAAATATCTCTTCTGAAGACGGAAAGCAACCATATTACTTCACTGAAAATGAAAAACAAATACTAATTGAACAAAAAAATAATTTAGAAAAAAAAAAACAAACTTTATCAGATGAAAAAAACAAATTACTAGATAAAGGAGAACTTACAAAAAAAGAAGAAAAAAGGATGAAAAACATTGAAAAAGAAATAAAAAAAATAAACAACACAAATTTAAAAAATACACGTTTTTTGTATGATAAAGACAATAAAATAGAAGATGTTTTTTTTAATTTTATGGACACAAATCAAACAAAAAATAAAATAAAATTAATTCAAAATATAATTAAATTTGGACATAATGCTAACGTATCAGTTAAATACAGATTCCAAGGTTTATCAATATTTCATAATAGAGTAATTAATAATTCTTATGCTGCTGGTAAAAATGGATATAACATTAAAAATTTGTTAAAAAAAAGAAATGAAAATTATAAAATTTTTTTACCTAAAAAAAATAATGATTCAAAAAAAATACAAAAAATACGTATTGAAGAATTATTTTATCCTATATTTGATAAAAAGGAATATAATGATATTAATTCGGCATCAGGTAAAAATTTTAGTTATTCATTTTTAGAAAATTTTGATATTTTTACACCTATACCAATATCCACTTCAAAAATAGAAACGGATGAAAATACGGATGAAAATGAAATATATCCATCTTTTTCTCTAATTTCTTTATTTTTAAAAAATAAATTGTTTGAAAATTGTATTAAAAAAATTTTTGGAACAAAATATGATCTAAAAAATTTTAAAGTACAATTAGATGATGCAAAAAAAGATCCAAAAAAAAAAGAAATAACAAAAATACGCTTTATTGCTTTTCACGATATAAATAGTTTTATGTTTAATGAATTTTCACATTTTAGTTATTATTTATACAATAAAAAAGATCAATCACCGAAATTAGAACAACCGGAAGGCACGTATTCCGAATTAAAAAATTATGATTATGGTTTTAATACTGGTAATGATAAAAGAAGTATATTTAATTTATTTTATAAAAGTGAAAATTTAAAAACGTTAGCATATTTTTATGAAACAAATTATAATGAAATAAAAAAATATTCTGAATTAGAAAATGATTATTCACTTTCAGAAGGAATGTTTGAAGAAAAAACATTTCCTGATAAAAATCAAATTTTATCAGAAATTGAAAAATTTTTTAATGATAACCGAACAGATGACGCAAAGAAAGAATTATTTCATTTTACAAATATTAGTGCTATTTGTAGTTTAGAATATAATACTTGTTATGAAATATTAAATACTAAAGCGACATATTCAAAAATTCAACCATTTTATATGATTACATCAAACAAAATAAATGATTTTAAATATATGTTAAATATTCGTATGAATGGATCAACAAAAGAAAATTTAGAAAGTAAAGATAAACAATATTCGATAAATCAAATTAAAGAAATAAATGAAGCATTTAAAAAAAATTGTAGTGGTACTTTTAAAAAATTATTTCTAACAAGTGTTAATGGACAAAAAAAAGTTCTAGATGATAATGAAAGAACTTTTGTTAAAGATTACAATACAGTAGGTCCTAAGTTTTATTTTTATAACATATTAACATATGATAAAATTCCATATAATTTATTTTATAAATGTTCTATTTATGGTTTGATTAGAGATTCAAATGAAGATAAAAATACATTTTTATTTAAAAAAAATGAAAAAATAAATAAAATGGAAGAAGAAAATAATATAGTTTTTGAAAAAATTAAAAATATGTGTACAGTTACAAAAGATACTAAAGAAACTTTATATAAATGTGAATTTGAAATAAATGGTACTGATGTGAATTTTGAGAGATATAAATTGATAACAAATCTATTTTATGAAAGTGACTCGGATATAGTAAACAAAAAATCTTTAAGAATAGACAGAATTTATTATTTAAATGAAAAAAAAGAGGGATATAGACCTTCTTCTAGCGGAGACCTAAGTTTTAAAATTACTAATAAAAAAGGAGATAAATTAAATTTAAAAGGAGAACTAGGATCGGCTGGCGAAGTTGATTTAACTTCGCTTTTATCTTTATTTGATTTTAATCCGAATAATGGAGGTAAAAAAAATTTAACTATGAGTTTTTTTTCTTATTTAACAATGTTTATTGAAATATTAGGAAATTATTTGGAAAATAAAGATAAAATTTTTAAATCGAATAATTATGTTTACAAAGATTCAAACAATCCAGTTGGAACTTTTAATGAAAGAATTACATTTTATATAAATTATGCTATTAAATGCGGTGATTTTTCAAGTATGTTGTCATTTTTATCAGACGATGCATCAACATCAGATGCGTTTAAATGTTTGTATTCTTCTGTAACATTGGGTTCATTACATAACATTGAATATAATGTAAGAGCTTCGTGTAAGAAGGGACAAAATAGACAATGGACTATAGATATTTACAAATTTTTTGAAGAAATAGAAAAAAATAAAAAAATAAATGACGTTATTTGTAAAGGAAATAATAAACAAAAGCCATTTGGTTCTTTTAAAATAAAAAATATTGCAAAAGGTAATCTAGATCAAGATGCAGGATATTTTTTAAATAATTTATTCGCATCTCATAATTCACCAAATGTTACAAATTTTGAAGCTAATATAAGAACTACTGAAAGTAATTTTAAATCTGGAAAAAATATATTCATTAACTTACAACAGTCAAAAAAAAAAAAACAATATGATGTAGATTATTATAAAGATGAAAAGGATACTTGTTTTAGTACTGGTGATGTAATATGTAATGGATTTGAAAATAAAATAGGAAGTTTTTTAGATTTATATGAAACCAACACAGGAGTTTACAAGATAAATAATAAAAATAAAGATATCTGTAAAGAACCTTACGCATTATTAAATGAGAAAAGAAATATTATCAAAGAAAATAAGTATTGTTATAATTGTATGTTATATATTTTGAAAAATATACAAGAAAGTAAAATAGAATTGAAGACACTACAAACGAATTATGGTCAAAAAAATTTAGAAAATGTAATTTATGACTTAATTCCAGAATTGAAACCTTATAATGAATTGAAAAAAGAAAGTGAAATAAAAAATAAATTAAGAGAAATTATAATAAGAAGAATTCAACATTATCTTGATAAAAGTATTTATTTTTATAATTATAATCAAAAATTAGTAAAGAATGGTACGGATTCAATTAAATATGTAAAAATAGAAGATAATGATATGTATCCTCTAACAGGGGGTACTACTACGGATATAAAAAAAATTTTATCACAAAATAGATTTAACATAAGTAATAATAATAATTTTGACAAATTAAAAAAATATTATAATTTTGATGATAATAAATTTGATCTTTTCGACAAATTTCTTGGTTCTTTAAAAAACAATTATATAGGAGAAGAAAGTGCAAAAAATGAAATTTTTGACTATTTAGACAAATTAAAAAAAAAAAAATACTCTGAACATAATGAATTAAAAGATGTTGGTGTTAATGAAAATATAAAAGGTGAAAAAAATACTTTTTTTGAAGAAATTAATAATTGGAATGAAAAAGTTAAAGATAATTTATTTACATTGAAATTTATACAACATTTTTCTAATCATTTTAATTATGGTACTTGTGATAATAAAAGTAGTGTTGATGAAGAAAAATTTTGTAATGATGATTATTCAAAGAAAAGATTATTAAATCAATTAATTTATTTTTATTTTTTAATATCGGAAAATTCACATACTCTTAGACATAGTTTTTACTCAAACCTTTTTTTAAATTTTTGTAATAATCAGTTTGTTGTATCTCCAAATACTTATTCTGCTAATCATTCAAAAGGAGAAAATCAAATTAAGATGCTTCTATGTTTCCTTGAAAATGAAAGTTTAAGAATTGATACTGCTTATAATGACACATACAAATTTTTCAAAGAAGGTAAAGAAGGAATATATGAAATAAAAAATAATATACATTATTTTAATAAAGGTTCTTTAATTTACAATTTTTCTTATAAAAAAGAACAAGAAAAAAAAACAATGTATTTTTTAAATCCTTTTGAAATCTTTGGTTTTAGACAAATAGATAACGATTCAGGTAAATTTAATTATACATTAGAAGGAGTGAAATATAAAGAAAAAGGAGAAAAATCAAAAAGACAAATGAATATTTTTTTTGATGATAAAAAAACAAAAAATAAATCTGCAGGGACAGGGGATGGTGAAAATAGTTTTTATGTTGGATTGTTAAATGAGTATATGGTTTCAAGAAATAGATCTTTGCCTCCTTGGGAATATTATAAAATAATAACTGTTGCCACATTTTATCCAATTTATAAATCAATTTCTAAAATAGAATCTGCGTTTTATCACTTTTGTTTAAAATTTAATTCAAAAATTAAAAATAATATTTTTATATCGGTTATATTTTTTAAATTATTATTTAAAAATAGACCTTCATATTTTCCAAATAAAGAAAAATCTCAAACACAACAATTAAATACTATTGGTGAATTACATTATTCAATGTTATCATTGATTAAATTAATTACAGAAGGTGAAGATATGACAGAAACTTCTGAAAAAATAACAAAAAAATTAGAAAAAATTAATAAATATGTTCAATATATTCGATTATTAAATAAATTTGACTTATTTAAAGATTTTGAAAATAAATATATAAATATATGTATTGATGAAAATGAAAACAAAAAAGAAAAAAAAAATAAAAAATATAATTTTTCTATTGTTGATGATAAGGCTTGTTTTAATCTTAAAGACTATATGGGTATGAAAACAAATAATTTAGACATTGAATTTGAAAATAAAGATAAAACCAAACAAGAATATAAATTTGAAATACAAGAAAAAGAAATTGTTGATACATTATCAAAAGCAAAATTGGTTATTAATGAAAAAAAACTTATTTTAGAAATGAAAACAACGGGAGATGGAGGTGATGATAATACATTAAGTTCAAGCGGAATATTTTTGTTTGATAAAAAAAGTAGCGAGGGAAAATTGATTTCGTTTTATAATTTGGAATGGAAAGACTCGACTGGTAATTTAGTTGGTAAATTTATAGGAAAAGAAAATGTAGCAGATGTAGCAGAAAAAGCAGAAATTAAATATTTAAATAAAACAAAATTTAATGATATAAAAAAATTTTTTAAAAAAAACTCTTCCATTGAGAACTGGAATGCGAAAGATAATAATCTTGAGGATAATGGTATTGATGATTTAATTTTTTTCATTAATCATAATAATATTTTAATTCATAAAAAAGATATTATGCTGTTGTATAATTTTGTTGTTTTATTTTATAAAAAGAATCAAGAGAAAACAGGAGAAAAATATAAAGGTCCATTCTTTTTACATAAAGCAGATGATGAAAATAAAAAATTATTATTTGAAAAAACAGAAGAGATTGACATTTCGGATAATAGTTTTATTGAAAAATCTAAAATAAATATAGAAAAATTATTAATATCTTTAAATTTTTGGTATGAAAATAATAAAAAATTTACATTAAAAAATGACAATAAAATGTTTATTAAATCAAATAGATCTATCATTGATACATTAAAAGAAGTTGGTTCTACACAATATCAAATTTTTAAAATAGTAAAAAATGCGGGTAAAAAAGAAAAAGAAAAAGAAGCTTTTGAACATTTTTTAACATTATCTACAATGATTTTTAATCTTTCAAATTTTACAAATAAAACAGATAATGAAAGTATTAATAAATATATTGTTGAATATATTGCTGATACGGCAATTATGATACCAGGGGCAAAAATAAACACTTCTGATAAAGAAAAAATTTCTGATGGTTATAAAAAAAATTACAAATACATTGAATATATATTAAAATTATATTTTAATAAGGTAAAAGACGAGGATGAAGAGTTATTTGAAGAAAGAATAGTTCAAAGATATAATGAAATTTTTAACTATACACATGATACTTGCAAACCAAAACCACCACCTGGGGGTGGTGGTTTGTTAAAAAAAAAAATTAAAAAATATACAAGAAAAAATAAAAATAAATTTAAAAAAAAAACTAAAAAAAAATTATTTAAAATTACAATAGGAGGTTCTGAAAAACAGGAACAAACCAAAAAAATAGAACAAACGGAACAACCCGAAAAACAGGAACAAACCAAAAAAATGGAACAAACGGAACAACCCGAAAAACTGGATGAATGTTCTTTACAACAATTTAAAGAATTAAAAAAGGGTAATTTTGAAAAATATAGTTTACCTAATGGGGAAAAAATAATGTGGATTGATTTTTCATCAGATGAAATAAAAAAAAATGATTACGTTATGATTACATATCATACAAATGATGAAAATGTAAATAGAATTTGTAAGGTATCTGATGATAAATTAATTGATATTTTAAATAATAAAGAATTTTTATTTACTGATGATTTAATATTTATAAAAATTCCGAAATTTTATTTTAATGAACTCCCAGACAAAACTGATGAATTTGAAATTGGAATTGATGAAAATAAAAACTATATTACTAGTGGAACTACATTTAAATTAGATGCAAAGGAAATTATAGATGCAAAAGAAATTATAGGTGATATTGACGATTTTGAAAAATATGTTTATCAAGAAGACAAGGCGATTAAATTTAAATTAAAACAATTTAATGTTTTAAGAAAGGATGATGACAATATTTATTTTTGTGAGATTAATTCTAATTTTGATAATAAATTTGAAATGCAAAAAATAACAAAAGAAAAATTTAAAAATATAATAAAAGAATTAGTAATTAGTGATATTAATGGTACAAATTATGAAAAAGAAAAAATTAAATTATTTGGGAATAATTTAATTGGAGGAGGACAATATGGTGGTGGTGGTGGTGGTGAAGATGGTGATCAACAAGATGGTGATAAAGAATATATTTTGGAAGAAGATGACCCTGAAAATTTAAGATTATACAATAAAATTGTAGAATTTAAAACAAGAAAATATCATTTTAATATTAATAAATATCAATTAGCTGTTGATTTTGGAATGGACTTACTTAAATCAAAAATTGAAGATAAAATTGATGATCAAATTAAAAAAATATTAAATGATTATTTATTTAAAATTTTAAAAGAAAATCAAAAAATAAACAAACTTTCTTATGGACGATTAAAATATAATTTAATTGTTGAAAAAAAAAATAATTTTAATAATTATGAAATATTAGGTTTTGGAAATAAAAAAATAAATAATAATAATGAATATTATTTAGAATTACTTGATACAGATAAAAAACAACAAGATGATGCTAAAAAAAATAAAAAAAAAATCAAAAAAAGTATTTTAAATATAAAGGATTCCATAATAATTTATAATACATTATTTGAAGATTTTTTTAATTTTTCATACGAATATTGTAAGTATAAACATATAAAAAATGTAAAAAATCTTTCGTTTTTAATAAAAGTTCCACGTGATTTTGATTTTGGGGATACTGTAAAATTTGTAAGAGATGTACAAATAGGAAAAAATACATTTATAAAAAAAGATACATCTGCAAATGTAACATCTTTTTCTAAAGATAGATTAGATATATTCAGAAAAAGAAATTCAAAAAAAAATAAAAAATACGCCACATTTAAACCAGTAAAAGATTCTAAGGAAGAAAAAAAAAAAATAAGAAAAAATCAAACACAAGCTACATTTAATGATATATTTTTATATGATTATAGATATATTCCTTTAAAAATTAAAATTAAAAATGAAAATGGTGAATTTAATGGAATATCGTTGTTAGAAAATAATTTGAAATGTTTGGAATCAAAGGTTTCAAAAATAAAAAAATATATTCCCGATTATTTAAAAAATATAAAAAGTAATTTGCCAATAAAATTTGAATTTCATCATGATAAAAATTTATTTTTTGATGTTCCAAATTATGACAATAATTTAAATGATGTTAATTTTATTAATTTCAGTATTAAAGATGACCCTTTTTTTACTAATATGGAAGGAAATAAAGTTAATAAAAAAAATATTTTTAATGTATCATTGGATGAAATCCAAACTACTCCACAAGACACTACAAATATACAGTCTATAACACAACAACATTCACAAGAAAATGAATTTATTTTAAAAATATATGATAAAAATGAAAATGAGTATAAGGATGAATTAAGAAATTTAAATGAAAATAATATACCAAAAATTTTAAATGTAACTGGTTCTAATGAACAAGAATTAGATGGTATTTATTGCTATAATATTGAAAAGTTAAAAATTTTGCAGGAAAATAATAAACAAGATAATTCAATTAAATTTATTCACTTATGGGAAAATAAAAATGGGATTTTTATATTAGTTAAATCTAAATCTATTGAAAGTAAAAAAACAATATATTATAACTTTAGTGATTCATCTATTTTTAATGCTGTAAGCGAGCCACGACGAAACTTGATAGGCAGGAACTCAACACCAGAACTAGGTACTAAATTGCAACAAACAATTGATCCTTTAATTAATGATAAACTAAATATATTAGACGATTTAAATAATGGTAATTTTGAAATACAAAGTTTAAAAGTTGAAAATTTGGATTATAAATACACTTACAAAAAAATTTTAAATTTGAAAAAAATAAAAAATGCTTCTGATTTTTTTAAATTTACCAATATAAATAAAGTTTTAAATTTAGAAAAAAATACACAATTTATCAAAAGTTATAAACATATTTTTTATCTTAAACATCAAGATATTTCAAATAATAAAAATTATTATGATTATAATAATTTTGTTATACAATCTGAAGAAAATAATCCTGAAAAAAAAATAAATTTAAGATATTATAAAATAAACAATGACGATAAATTAATAAAAAAATCTCAGAAAAAAGAAAAAAATTCTACAAATTCTAAAATTAAGTGTAATTGTAATGGGCCATTTTTTCAATTTGAAAAATATCAAAGACAAGATGAAAAAGAAACATGTGATTTTTGTGAAAATAATCCTGTTTCTAGATGTACTGTTTGCAATAAAAAATATTGTAGTATTTGTTTATTATTTAAAAATATATCAATGGATGTAATTGATAATATTGATTCAAATAATGAAAATTTAATTTTTTACATAAATCAATTAATTAAAGATCAAAAATTTAAATTATTTGTACCAGGTAATTTTAATATAAATAGTGATTTTTTTAAATTTTTAATTATTTCAAAATTCATTTTCATATTAAATAACGACTTAAATGAAGTTAGTTTTTTAAATTATCTAAATTTTTTTAAAAAATGTGACATTATTGTTGATAAAAAAAAACCTAATGAAGAAATATTTTATTTTAATATTACATTAAAAGAAGAGGAATTTGATATTTATGAAATTTTAAAAAAAGAAAATCAAAGTTGGTGGAAATATTCTATATTTAAATTATTTTTAAAAAAACAATCTAAATTAAAAGATTATAAAGAATTAAATAAGTTAGAAATTATTAAAAATAAATTTTATGAAGAACTTGAAAAATTTAATAAAATAAAAAATTTATTGTTATCCATCAAAAAAGGGAATATTCAAAATAAAAAAAAATTATATAATCTTTCAAATATTAAAGAATATAAAGAAAATATTGAAAAACAAAAAAACAAATTTGAAAAAACAAAAAATACAATGGAAGAAAAATTGTTTTTTGAAAATGAAATAGAAAAAATAAAAGAAAAATTAACACTAATTGAAAAAATAGGACATACAAATGAATTTAATGAAAAAAAAGAAAAAAAAGAAAAAGAAAAAGAAAATAAACAAAACGAATTACTTGGTTCTTTTAAAAAAATAAATATTTATAAAATTAAACAAAGTATTGTAAAAAAAAATGAAGAAATAAAAAAAAATAAAATAGAGATTAGTGAAAATGAAAAAAAAATAAGTATATTAAATATTGACAGTAATTTAGCTCTTTTTAAAATTGAGAAAACTTTAAAAGAAAATGAACAAAAAATACAAAAAGAAGAAAAAAATATTGAGTATGGTAACATTGAAAAAAAAATGTATGAAGATCAAATCACAGGAGAGAATTTACCGGAAGATGATAAAAAACAAAAAATTTTAAAAAAACAATGGGATGAATATGTAGAATGGAAAAAAAATGACATATACACTAATGATTTTAAAACAAAAGTATGTGAACAAATTAAACATGAAGGATACTGGAAAGAAAATATACTAAAAAAAAAAGAGAAATATTTCACCGATATTATCGGTGAAACTGATGTCAGTATGAACAAATTAGGGAAGACTATAAAAGACAAAATGGACAAGCTACCTAATGGAAATGAAGATAGTTCTGTAAAATATGACAGTATTGATCAAATTACAGAAATAAAAGAAAAATTTGAAAAAGTAAAAAACAAATTACTTACGATTAAAAGAATGAAAGATGATAAATTAGAAGATTTTTTCAAAAAATTTAAGGATGAAAAATTTAAGGATGGAAAAAAAAGTTATTATTTTAATAATTATTATTTCAGTTATGATGAAAATATTGATAATAAATTATTGAAAAATTTTTTTAAAAAAATGTATTATGATGTAAAAAAATATATATATACTACTAAAAAAAATGAAATAGAAAGGGTTGGTAAATCAAATAGATTAATAAAAATTTTAGATATATTTAAAAAAATGAAAAAAGAATTATTTAAACCCCTTAAAGATGGTGAAAGATACGAAAGAATAATAAACATAATTAAAGATAATGAAATACTTAAATTAAATAATTTAAAGTATAAGTTAAAAGAAAGAGGATATAATGATCCAAAATTTGGAGAGAATATAGATGAGCATATAAATGGTTCAAAACAACCTAGTATTAAACTTAAGTTGGGTGACGCTTTTTATTGGGATAATCGTAATCTTGCTATTGATGTTTTTTCTTCTTTAGGAAATCTTGTATCTGATGCTACTGGAAAAGCACTAAAATATACGGGAATAGTATCAAAAGAAACATCAGATTCAATGAGTGATTTTTTAAGTAAAGAACGAGTTCAATTGTTTTTTTCAGAAAAGGATTTGAAGGCTTTGACAGGAGAAAACAAAAAATATTTTAAAATGACTCCTGCTCTATATAAAACAATCCAAGCAGGTAAATTAGCAGTTAATTCCCATCCATTTATTGTTCTTGTTGAATTTTTGAATTATATTAAAGGTAAGGATGTAAACGATATTACAATTATAAATTCTATTCCCACAGAAATAGATGATGAAAACTATTTTAATGTTTTTAATCCTTCAAAATATTTATACCAAACACAAAATATTCGTATACATCCAAATAATTATAAAATTAGTTCTGATAAAAAAAATATTGAAATAAAAAATTACAGAATAGAAAAACCACCTCAAGACTATGGTAATGACAATTATGTCAATGTTTTACCAAGAAGAGGACTTTTGAGAATAAAGACAGAAAATGTGGAATTTACTAAGGATTATGGAGGACCAATATTAAATAACCCTATTTTCAAAAACACATATAAAGATGAATCATTTTTGTATGATTTGACTTGTATTTTAAATATTCCTTATAAAAAAAAAAGAAAAATAAAAGATGTTGGCTCTTTAAGAAAAGATAATGTTAAAATTTTCTTAAAAGACGAAAACAGTAAGGATGTAAAAAAGGAAGTTTTATTTTATTATAAGATTAAACAATTTCACGAAAACTATGAGCAAATAGGAAAGGAAACAGAAAAAAAATTTTTAATAAATATTCAATTAAATGATGATATAAGAATAAAAACAAAATCTGGAAATTTTAAAAAACGAAACAGAAAAAAAAATGATCCAGATATTGAATTAGTAGAAGGTAAAACAGTAACTTTGGAAATACCTGAGGAGTATTTTACTGAATATGGGACTATGAAAGATTTTAAAAAAATGATAGACAAACATTTTCAAAATCCAAATTCCAAAAAAAAACGATTTTATAGAAATTTACAAGATATATTTTTTATTGAAAGTAAAGGATATAATTTAGACCATAGTGTTCTTTTATTTAAAAGTAATTCTAATGAAGAATATGAAGGCTGGAAAGTTAAAGACAATGATGAACAACGTTGGGAAAAAATAACAAGAAATTATTCGCAACATGTAATATGGGAACCAATAGATAAAAAACTTTTTTTAACTAAATTTTGTGAGTCTGAGACTAAGTATAAACTGGAGGATTATACATATAAGTCGTCGTTCCTAAGAGGGGGGTATACGTATTATGAATTAACAAATAAAGAAGGACAGCAATTACAATATACCGAAGATTATCGGAAATTTGTAATAAATTTATTTTTAAAACATTCACATGATGAAAATAAAAAAAAAAAAGAAGACGAATTTTATTTTCCTTATTCTACATCAAGTCAAGGAGAAGTAATTCAGTTGAGAGTTGCTAGTGAAAATGATAGTGAAAGAAGAGATAATTCAGGTATACATATAGTTAAAACTAGTATAAGTAAAAATGCTGATAAATTTTTTACAAATGCGGGTACCTTAAAAAAATTTCCAAATTTTGAAAAGAATAATCATGTGATAGAAAATTTTGAATATTATTTTAAATTTAAATTGCCAAGTGTTCTTTATAAAAAAATAAAAAAAGAATGGGGAAAAGATAAAGAGGCCATTGAAGATGAAATTGATTTAATAGAAGAAAATATTTCTTTTGATTATATCAAAGAAAACATAACCGGAGTAAAAAAAATAGAAAAATCTGACATTGACAACATTAAAATTGTTCTAGGAGTTTTTATTGATAAAATAGATGGAATAGATAAAATAGAAGAAAAAGATAAAATACTATTTATTAACAACCATGTAAATAAAAATTTATATAAATTTTTAGAACATATAAAAAATGATGAAGCCGGTAATCAATTAAAAGAAAAAATTAATAATGTTTGGGTAAATAAAAATATAAAAGAAGATATTAAAGATTTTAAATCACATCGTGAAAAATTATTTAACGAAACTCCATATTTTAAAGATTTATATTTTTCAAGTTTTTTTGATTTTGAAGGTGATGAAGAAATAAAATTTAAAGAATTTCCGAATGAAAAAGATTTTTATAATAATTTTGAGTTACCATTCGAACTTATAGATAAGACTGTAAAAGAAAAAGAATCAATATTTGAATTATGCGAAAAAATAAATGAAGTAGTCACAAACATTTTAACAACTATACAAAAAGAAATTCAACAAAAAGCACAAGAAGCAAAGAAAGAAAGAAAAAAGTTGTATGAAGAAATAGAAGAAATAATAAAAGAACAAATTTATACATCAAAAAAACTAGGTTGTTTAAATATATTAAGATTAAGAATGATTATTTATGATAAAATTGATAAACAAGAATATATAATAGGTTGTTGTAAAGAAGAAATTAAACGTATAAAAGAAGAAAATCAAGATAAACTTGAGGAAAAAGAAAAAATAGAATATAAAATAAAAGAAAATGAAAAAAAAATAAATATAATTTATAAAGAAATTGATAGATTAAAATATAAAAGAGAAGAATTAATAAAAAAAATGTATGAAGAAATGAAAAAACCAATAGATATTTTTAATATATTTTATAAAAATAAAAAAGAAATACATGATTATTGTGAAGAAATAAAGGATTTAAAAATAAAAATAACAAAAAAAATAAATTTAAAAGCAGAAGAAGAAAAATTAAAAGGTAAAGAAGAAGAATTAACAGATAAATTAAAAAAAATTGAAGAGAAATTAGAAAAAGAAAAAGAAAATAGACGAATTGCTGAAGACTATTTTAAAAAACATATGGAAAGTGTTCAAAAACATAAAAATATTAAAAATTATGCTATATTAAAAATAGAAAATGTTAATGAAAAAACAAATAATATTCAATGGAGTAATATAATTGAAATTCCATATATTGTTTATGAAACATTATTATCAATATTTAAAGAACATAATAATAGTTCAAACGATGTTATGAATGTTATAAGAAAAGTAACGGAAGAAATGTTTTATAAATATGAATATAAATACACTATAAATAATACTTTTGAAATTATTGGTAAAAAAGTAAAAAATCAAATGTTACATTTTTTTAATTATTATAATAGTAAAGAAAATTCAATAAATAAATATTTAATTTCAGAACAATTAATAAAAACATTTTTTAATTTTTATAATGAAATAAATAAAAAAATTGGAAAAAAAGAATTAAACGAAATTTTATATTTTTTAAAAAAATATAAAATAAAATATAACAGTGATTTTTTTAATCAAAAAGAAAATTTTAATACATTGTCCAATAAAAAACAAAAAAATAATATAGATAGTATTAAAAATTTTGCATTAGAAAAAATAAAAGAAATTTATAATTTACAATATGAAGATATTAATGTTGATGAAAATTGTATAAAAAATATAATAGAAACTGTAAAATCATATGGAGATAATTATAAATGGTTAATATGTGTAATTATATCTGATTACTTACAAGAAAAAATAAGTGATATAGAATTAGAAAATAAAATTATTAGTGATGAAATAAATTGTGGAAAAAATGATAAAATACAAAAAAATATGGATATTTTAGTTGAAGAATTTAAAAGTTTTTTAGAACTTTTAAAAAATAAAATTGTTGAAAATATTAAAGAAAATAGAAACAATGGTACTATTAATAAAGGTATATCTATTTTATTTAATAATTATATAGATAAAAATACTAAAGAAACTATGGATTTTTTTGATTCTATTAATGAAAAAATATATAAAAAATCATATAAATCTGTAGGTGGTAGAATATTGGCAGATAAAAGTATAGCTAATAATTTTTTTAGTGTAGTAGAAAAAGGACAAAAAAATTTTGAAGAAAATGATAAAAAAACAATAATTAATTATTATTTTAAAAATATAATGATTAAAAATTTTTTTAAATTATATACAATTATTAATTTATTATATAAAGAAAATTATAAAAAAATTTTTTATAAAACTTTTTACATATGTGATGAATTTAATTTAATATTTAAAACGAAAAAGCAAATAAATATAGATTTAGATGAAGAAATTAAATTGTTATATGTATTACTTAAATTAAAAAAAGAAAACTTAGAAATAAATGTTAAAGAATTTGATGGTAATACAAACGACTTAAATCATATCACTTTTCTTACTGCTATGGGTAATACTCTTTCTAGTGGTATGACTTATGTTGGTGATACTGTTTCTAGTGGTATGACTTATGTTGGTGATACTGTTTCTAGTGTTATAACTCATGTTGGTACTGGGGTTTCTAATACTATAGGTAATGCAGTTGAATCAGTTGCTTACGTTACAGGTAATACCGATAACCTTAATGAATTAAAAAAAATGGGTAAACAAACAGTTGAACAAACAAAAGAAATATTTACAATGGTAACAAATTTTTTAAATATTGGTGAAAATACTGCTAATGATTTTAAAAATGATATTGAATTTTTAAAATTCAAAGCAAAAATGCAAGTAGCAATAACTATTTTTAAAATAAATGTACATCCATCAGAAAATCTATCAAAAATCAATAATTTAATGACAGAAGATTGGGGTTATATCACTTTTAATATTAAAAAATTTTATTGTTTAATTGATGATAATGATTTTAATAAAAAAATAATAGATAAAATATATTTTTCTTTTTTAAAATCATTTTTAAAAAATAAACATATATTTTTTGAATCTTATAAAAAAGAAGAAATCAAAGAAAAATTAATTAGTATTAAAGAAAATATTAGTATTTTAAAGACTAATAAATATTATGAAAATAAAATTGTTGAAAAATATGATGATTTGACAAATTTTATTGATTTTAATGATAAACTTTATAGCCAACCAATATATACATATTATTTGGGTTTAATTTTAAATAATGGAATTATTGAAAATGATTTTTCTTTAACAAATTTGTTTTTAAAACAAAATGAAAATAAAGAAAGTCCTGAAACCAATGATATTATATATAATGAATATGAATTAATTAAAAAATATGAAATATTAAAAAAAAAATGTATATTTATTCCATCTAAAAAATTTAATGAGAATTTAATAAAAAATTTAGTTTATAATCGTTTTAGTAAAAAATATTTAAATATTTATATTGAATCTTCAAAAATATTAAAAGAACATTTTAAATATTTAAAAAATTATGATTATAATATTAAAAATATTTATATTATTCAGCATATAAATGGAAAAGATAAATATTATTTGTTAAAAAAAAATGTACCAGTTAAATTAAATTTTAACATAAACGTAGAACAATTTGTAATTTTAGAACGTGGTAATAGAAAAGAAGATGGAAATATTAAAGTTATAGTAAAAGATAAAAAAAAATATAGTACCGAAAAAATTAAAGAATTAGCTATAAATAAGGTTAAAGAATTAAAAGAAGGAAAAAAAAAAGAAGAAATAAAAAATATATTTGGAAGATATTATTTACAAAATTTAGGATCAAATCCTTTTGATAAAAATATTAGTGATATTAGTGGTGAAAATTATTATTACAATACTGTAAATGAAATTATAATTTATATGGATACAAAGTATAGATATAAAATTTCTGTTTTAAAAGAAAAAGAAAATGTTTGTTTGGCAATATTGGGAAATATAAATAAGAAAAATAAAGAAAATAAAAAAGATAATTTTGAAATTATAAAATTTTTAAATTATTTTAAATTTGAATCGAATAATTTAACTTTTAAAATGCAAAAAGGAATAATAAATAATAATACAGAATTAATGGATGATGATAGTGAAAAGGAATTTAATTATTGTGATGTAAATATTGAATTATTAGTTAAAGGTGATGAAAATAGTTTAATTAATTTTAAAAATTATAAAAAAATAAAATTTAAAATTGTAAAATATCAAAGTGAACCAAGCAAATATTATGATTTTACAGTATATTTAAAACAGTTAGAAATGAATCATATTTTTATAACATATGATAAAAAACAAATATTTTTTAGTTCAGAATTTGAAGAAAACATTTCAGATAGTTATATGGATAGTGAAACAAATTTTTTTAATATTGATAATATTTCTTCATCTGATTTATCTAATAATTCTTATTTTTTCACCCAAAAAAAAATAATTCCTCTTCAAAGTTATATTTTTTCATATGAACCAAAAAATTTTATTTTAAATAAAAAAATAAAATTAAACTCTGGTGATTTAAATAATATGTATTCTATTAAAGAAGGAAGTATTGTTACTTTAAATGATGGTAAGGATGTAAAAATTATGAATATTTTAGGACCTAATGAACTTAAAGATTGGGGTAAAGATGTTTATAATTTATTTAAACAATTTGGTGGATTAAATAACAATAGTTTTAAGTTTTATAATATTGAATATATTAATCCGAATGATACTACATTATTCGACACTTTAAAAGATGGGGTAATTGAAACACTATTAGGAGGTAATTTAAGATTATATTCTGATTTTAAAACATTTGATAAATATTATTTATCAAGCGAATCAAAAAATATAAAAAAAAATATATACGAAATAGAAAAAAAATTAATTATTTTAAATGAATATTTTAATTATTATAAAAAAGAAAATAAATCATTATTTAAAATATTTACAGATAAAGAAAAAAAAGTAAATAATGAAAAAAAAATAAAAGATGTAGCTTTGACAAAATTGCGTGATTCAAATTGGAGCATAGGTGATCCATTAATTGAAAAATATTTAAAATTAAAAGATTTTGATTTTTACAATGGATATGAAAATGAAGCTAATATTAATTTTCCTGAAATAATTAATTATAGTATTAATAAAATAATAGATAATGAATATTCAAACATATCAATCTTTTTAAAAAATTCAATAATAAATAAAGAAAAAAAAAAAATATATAAAAAATAAATAAATGAAAAAAAAATAAAAAAAAAAATAAAAAAAAAATTAGAAGATTATTATACTAAACGTGGACTTTCTTTTTATACTAGTAATTTTTTTCAAGAATATGAAAATATTTATAATATTTTAAGTAAAAAAGATATTTGCGAAGACATTTCCGATTATACTGATACTGATGTTGACAAAATATGTAACAATGAAAATGATGATAATGATAAATACGTTAATATATATGAAAAAGAAATTAGTGATACATTTTTTAAAGATAATAATTTTTATTATGGTTATTATACAGAAGAAAATGATTTTATAGAGAAAAAAACTTTTAATAAAGATGAAAAAGTTAAAATTATAGATAAAGATGATGAAGGAATAATTACTAAACTCCCAACAAGTTTAAATCCTTGTTATATTGTAAAAATAAAAGAAAAATCTCCTCGTGTAACGATTTTGACAGAAGATAAATATAAATTTATGGATGGAATAATTTCTAACATAGAAGAGGATGGAACAACTGTTAAAATAAAACTAGATAATGAAAAAGAATTAAAATCAATAAATGATATTCTAGATTTCAAAAAACATTTTGAAATTCATAAAAATACTAAGATGTATTATATTGAAGATGGTGAAGAAAAAATAATTGAAAAAGAAGAGTCAAATTTAACATTATCAGCAAATACATTTCAAATTAATATTGATAATCAAGACAAAGTTATATATTTTGAAAATGAGTATAAAGTAGAAAAAAAAGAATTAAAATATGTTTCTACAGAAAATAATAACAAAGAAATATTTGAAAATTTAATAATTCCTTCAAATTTATATGATTGTAAAAACGACAAAGACACAGTTCAAACAAAATGTTATGGATATATGTTATTAAATACCAAATTTATTAATCTTAAAGATTATAAAAGGAAAATAATTAAATTTAATATATTTTCGGGAAGCAAAAAAACAAAAATAGAAAAAAAAGATAAATCGTTTTTCAATAAATTAAATTATATTACAACTGATAATGTAAATGAAAAAAAATTTCATCCAACTTATTATTCAAGTAAATTAAAAGTATTTAACATAGATTATAATACTCAAGATACAGAAGAATCAGAAATAACGTTATCTTTTTTTGAAAATAATGGTGAAAAAATAGGTAAGGGAGAAGTATTTTCAATATTAAATATTGAAAAAGATTCAATCAAAAAAAATATAGAAAACTTTATATACAATATTGATAAAGAAAAAAAATATAAAATTATTGTTTCTGTTTATGAAGATAATGAAAAATGTTATATGTATGTATCAGTATCTAATATATTTTTAGAATGTAAATTAGATTTTACTAAATTATATAATGCATTGCTTGAAAAAGAAAAATTTTTAAATTTCTTATCAAGTATTTATATTAATGATAGTTTAAAAGTTGCACAAATAAAAGAAAGTGAAAAGAATATTAAAAATGATTATAATATATTTTTATTAAAACAGAATGAAAAATTTTCAAGAAAAAATTTTAAAAATACCAAAGAAAAATATAGAAATTTAAAAAAATATATTGAAAAATTATTTTTAGAAAATAAGTATACTTTAAAAAATATATCATATTATAATTCCGAAATTAGTAAAATAAAGTCAAAAATAAATAAAATAAATAAAGATAGTATAAATCCATTAATTATAATAGATTTTTTAAAAGAAAAAGCAAATTATTATTTATTTAATAATACTACTGAAGAAACACCTGAATTTATTAATCATATATTTAAAGATTTATTTGATAATTTTGAATTAAGACTAAAAACAAATATATATAATCTTAAATTAATACAATTAAAAGAAAAAACAAATAATTATAAAAAATATCTTAAATATAAATTAATAGATGATAAAACACAATGCCAAAGTAAATATATTTATAAGAATTTGTTTGATTTAAATATAATTTCAAATTATGAAACATATTTGGAAAAAGATTTAACAAGTGTTTTACTTGAAAATGTTACAAATGAAAATAGTACTGATAAAGAATTAGAAGATACATTGAAAGATATTGACAATATAAACTTTGGTAATAGTTATATTATCATGAAAGATAAATTATTGGATTTAATTTATAAATGTAAAAATATAATAAATAAACAAAAATTTGAAAAAATAATGAATATTATGAACATTTTAAATAATTTGTTTATGGTTCAAGATTTACATAATAAAAAAGAAATTTTTAATAATGTTAAAAATATTATCAAAAAGTGTTTCAATTTAATAAAAATTAACAATGACTGTAAACCTGATTTTAGATTTTTTAATATTGATTTAAGAAAACCTAAAAAAGGAATATTTAAAAATATTTCTGATAGTGAATTTAAAAATTATTTTGAATTTTACTGTAAAGAAAAAGATATAACAAAAATATTTTGTATAAAACAGTGTGGTGAAGTAAATCCCGAAGATGATAGATGTTTATATCCTTTATCAAAACAAGAAAAAAGAATAGACGAACATCGAATTCTTGAAAATAAAAATATAAAACAAATTTGTTTTAAAAATAATATTCAAAATAGTGTTGAAAATTATTGTAAAAAAGATTTGATATACCAATTTACTTATGAACCAAAAAAAAAAATTATTAATAAATTTATAATACAGTTAGTTGTGTTTTATAAAGAATTACTATATGAAAATATAATTAATAAAGATAGTGATGAAATTATTGTAGAATTTATAAAATTAATAAATAATTATTTTATTATAGATGGTCTTTTTGAAATATTATCTGAATATTGGGGTTATGATTCATACTTTTCAGAAATAAATTTAGATACAATGAAAACAGAAATAGAATTAGAAGAAATAAATGAAATAGATAAGTTAACAAAAATAAAAAAAAGAATAAATGAAAATGAAATAAATAAGCTAAGAAAAATAAAAAAAAGAATAAATATTTATGATTTGAATTATAATAATGAATATGTAAATAATGAAATTTCTAAAACAATAAATAAATATGACAACCCAAAAAATGATGATGATAAGAGAAAAAAAATAATTTCTAAATTTAAAACATATGATTTAAATAATAATAAAATTTTTAATTTTAAAATTAATTTAAGAATTATATTGGATATGTTTTTTACTTTTGGACAAAGTCAAACTACAAATTTTATTTGGTATATTTTATACAAACTTTATATTGCAAATATGAATAATATTATTATAAGTAAATATATTCTTTTTATATTTGACAATATTTTTTATATTATTCAAAATTTATTTATTTTAATAAAAAAAACAAACAGTGTATTTTTCTTTTTAAATGCAAAATTAAATGAAAAAGAAGATTTAAGAGGTACTGGATATTCTACAACAGAAAATGATAAACGCGAATATTTATGTTTGAAAGAAATATTTTGTAAGGATTATCA